TTGTGCCAGTATCATTTCCTCACCCGGTTCGTAGTTGTTCTCGGGACGATTTACCATTTTGAATGTTTTTGCATCATAGTCGGCTTCTGTCACGCGAAACTGCATTTGCGCAAAACCAGTAAGTTTCCCTTCTTCGTTCTTCGTGGTGAAAAAAGCGGAAAGAATGTCGTCTTTGAACTGACTAAGCGCATCCGCATCGGTCAAATCAGGGGTAACTGTATAACTACCGTCCTCGTTCTTAACATATGATTTCACCTTGCAACCTCCACCTGGTGAAAGTACAGCACGACCCTTAAAGTAAGTGATACGGTTGTATGCCAGTTCCGGAACGAACAGACGCTTGCGGAAATAACCGGATTCCATTTCCATATCTCCGTTTTCGTCTATCATACCACCGGAAACCCCTGTAATGAATTCACCGAAACGGGCCAAGTCACCTACCAAAACTCCACCTAGTAAGCTAAGTAAATGTTTTGTACTGTCAGGTATGTCTTTGCGCAAAAAAGTGGCCAACGACCTTAATGCTGAGAATACATTGCTGTCTGATGGGACGGTGGAATCGTTGGTCCTTATTACATACACGCCGCTTCCCCCTCCGCCGGTATAAGTCTGCCCCTTGTAAGTGAGGGAATCCACCTTGTCCTCGATTTCCCCGATACGGGAATAAGGCATACTCTCACCTATCGTGTAGACCGGTGAATCCCAAGGAATATCAAGATTCATTTCCCAGCCCAATACACGGGAGATGCGGCCGTTCTCGAAGTAGGTGTCGTCCACGAGGTTGATGCGCTGCCCGAACTCGAAGGTACGTGAAATAGGGTCTTCGTGTACCCAGTTGCTAGCCAAGGTTGTCGGATAGGTGCCGTCATCCTTCTTCACCTTGTCGGCGTGCTTCTGCGCCTTTTCCTTCAGTTCCTGCTCGGCGGCAGGGATATACTGGTCGGACACGAGTTGTATGTCGAAACCGGAAAGGATATATTCGTCTCCGTTGGCAGGGTACATCATATCGTCCGGCAACGGTCGGCCATAGTCCTCGTTCCTCACAATCTCCCAAAGCTGTTCGCCACGGGTCTCGTCCTTGGGTGAAGGGTTGAATAATACCTCAAACTCCAGCCCATTCAACAAACCTGATCGGAATCTGATTTTAAGATTTTCTTCTAACTTATACTCTTCCTTGAACTCAAGTCCGGTGTCCTTGTAGCGATAATATGTGACGGTTTCCTTGGTGCCATCCTCACTCTCTACTTTCTCAGTACGGGTGTGTACATCGGAAAGGGTACCAACCTGGCGAGGATAGACATCGTCGAAAACAACCACATCCTCGATAGCTTCTTCCTGTGACATGCCTTCGTATGCGTCTATATAAGGAGTGTCAGCCGGAAGCATAAGCCGTTTCTGGACTATTCCATTGATTACCACTTGCTCGTCGGTAGGCCGGTAGTTTGTAGGAATATTTTTAGTAGAACCAAACGCATAGATACGGGTGGCATAAGTGCCCTCACTTTCGCTGCGAGTGATATTTGACGCTTCAACTCCTCGCTCTATTTTCACGGCATCACCGAACTCATTTCGCCCAAAATGAATTACGTTATCCGTGATCCAGCAATCGCAGTTCCACTTATCCTCACCAGCCATGGAGAATAGGGCATCTAGCAGATTTATGTTATCATACGTCATCGCTACGGCCTTGTTCTCCACTGTATCATCTATGCTAAATGTAAAATCCGTCCCTTTATAGGTATACCCTAGCGCTTTCAAATTACGAAGGAATACCCCTAACTGAACGTCTAATGCCGCTGTAAGCGACCAAGAAGCCTCACCACCAGCTTGTTCTGGTGTATATTTGAAGATTTTATTTTTCCATTTCCAGTAGTAGGCGTTCATCTTAAGCTCGTAGTCATACCCTCCGGTGGAAGTGTTATAGGTTGGCTTCTGAAGGTCTGTTAGCTCATAGATTTTCGCCAGCTTTCCACCGAGTGATTCATCCAATACGCCAGACAGATCTACGTAGTCACCCAGCTTGAACGGTATGGGAGATGGCACAGAAAATGGGAGGATGATGTAGTCCTCTTTCATTAGTGTGAACTTTCCCTTTGCCCCTTTATTAATGGGGGTAGAAAACCTTGTCTTTCCAGATATGTCCTTAATTTCAATCATATCCCCAAAGTTCATAAATAGAAAATGGAAGCCCTAAAAATCAAGACTTCCATTCGAAACAATAAAAGAAATGTTCGTTATTCGCTTCTGTCCATGGGATTCGGTTCGCAAAACTTACTTGAAACCTTACCGAAACACCTGTCAATACTCAACCCGTAAGAGATGCTTTTCCCCAGGTAAACCAGCTTGTAGACTTCGTTTCCAAGAGTTGGGATTTTGATGTTTACGGTTCCTTTCTCCAGTTCTGACTGAAAAGACTTCTTCTTTGTCCGATAGTCGCCTTCTGAGTTTCCTTCTATGGTGAACTGGAGAGTGATTTCACGCGATGCTACTTTTGCATTTTCGGTTATTATTCGCTTCCCGTGCTCCAGACGGCTCTCATCTTCGATGTAGTCTTTCATCTGGTTGAATCCGTCGATAGCATCGAGAAAACCGTCACCCATGCGGACACCCCATGTGCTCCAGGCATCCTTCCCGTTAATAAATAAATCTCCTGTCATAGTCTTGCTGTATTACGTTTCACTTCGGCGATGTCAGCCTTAATATCTTTCAAGTATTTGGCTGAGTCTTCAGTATTCTCTCTGATTTGCTGTAACTCCAAATAGGAATTGGCCAGGATGGTACGTGTCTCGTCGGCGATGTTGTATAGGCCGGTCACTTGTGATGTCAAGGCACTGATGGAGCCTCGCAGTTCGGTAATGGCTACTGTCTGTTGCTGCTCTGCTGTCTCTATCCTAAGATTGGACTCATACACGGCAGTGAACCGACCGCTCAGTTCTCCGGCATCCTCGTGCGTCATTTCCGTACCGAATCCGCGGCTGGAGGCCGACTGCTGGGAACTGCTGCCAGCCTTGTCGTATCCGGTAGCTGCGGCAAGTTCATCCCGTAGTTTCAATGCTTCATTCACGTACCCCATATATTCGTTTTGGAGTGAATTACGTTCACTCTCACTCAGGTTTCCGTCCTTCATACTTTCACCGAATCTGTTCCACCAGTCTTCCAGCTTCTGGCTGTACATGTTACCGATTTTATCTGAAAGCATGGCACGCATAAAGTATTCGGATAGGTTATCCGCAAAATCTTCCGCCGAGGCATCCATATCCATGAGAGTATCGATGAAACTGTCATACATGGAATCAAAACTTATTCCGGTAAGCTGTTCGAAAAGACCCTCTTTCAGTTCTTCGAGGTTTCCAGCCAGATCTGCATATTCACCTAGTGCATCAACGACAGCATTTCCATAGCCTCCTTTCCCTGAATCGGCCATTTTCTGCCACAAGTCTACATTCTGACGTAATAAGTCCATCTGCTCCGGCGACATCTGCCACAAGGAATCTGTACTTGTGAACTCTGCCATGACATTTTCCCGAATCCATTGTATGTCACTTTCCGACCAGCCCATGTAATAGGCCCAGCTATGATGTTTACTGTGATAGCCAGCATTAGCCTGCGCTTTTGCAAGAACATTCTTGTTGTATTCCTCCTGATACTTGATGGCTTTATTGTACTCTGCTACGGATTTCTCGCTTCCCTTGCTGGACTTCATTTCTTCCGTAAGGGATTCGATGGCAGACTGCAGCTTTTCGTTTCTGTCCGTGAGTCTGTTGATGGTATCCTGCACCTCTTTTTCGTTTCCTCCAATACCGAAGAGTTTGCTGAATCCGCCGAAAGTCAGGGTATCCCATATTCCACCTACAGACTTAAAGACACTACTGAATATGTTACTGACGAAACCATCCAGCCCCTGCGTCCCGATGGCATCTAAAAGAGAAAATGCAGCTCCAATTATACCTCCAAGTTTCTCGCTCTCTTCTGCAAATATGTCTACTATATTTCCGGCCAAATCACCGACCTGAGAGAGTGAAATTTCAGAATTTGAACCAAGCTGGGTAATGATGTTCGACAACGTGGCAAGGTTGCTTGTCGTTTTATCTGTCGACTTTTGTACATTGACCTGAGCGTTCTGCTGTCTTTTCTGGGCATCATTCAGTTTCTTCGTGGCCGCTTCCTTCTGTTCATCTGTTCCGCTTCTCATGGCTTCGTTGTATTCCTCCTGAGCTTGTAACAGTTCTTCCTGTGCCTTGGCCAATTCGCTTAACTGTTCGGGTAGGTCGGCCAACAATCCTCCTTTGTCGATAAGAGTTGACTGGATGTTGCTTAACGCCTCGTCAATGACCTTCTTCTGGTCAACAGCCATATTCTTGTATTCTTCGGAGTTCTTGAAATCCCTAAGCTGCTGTTTTACCTTGTTCAGGGACTCTTTGGAGACCTTATCCAAGTCACCGAAGATAAGTTCCCAATTGATTCCCTGTTTCAGTTTTTCAAGATCAAGAGAGGAGAGAGCTTTATTCATTTCTTTCTGGAGTATGTCCTTGTCTCCCTGAGTAGCAGCATCCGAGATTTTACGGGTGTACTCAGCTATGATTACATCACGTTTCTGCATAAATGTACCATAGCTTTTCAGGTAGCGTTCATTAGCCTCGATTGCAGCCTGATTTTCGGCTTTCGTAATTTCGACCAGCCCTTTTTCACGTGACTGCATGGCATTAGACGCACGACTTCCTAATACTTCCCGCTGTTCAGACGTAAGCTTTCCTCCTTGCGCATCTTCCCATTTTTTGCGCTGTTTCCTAATTTCATCGATTTCTCGCTGGTAATCCAGTTCAATCTGTCTGCGCTTCTTTTCAGAACCTTCTTCCATCAGGTTAATTTCGTTCTGTTGATTGGTCCTAATAAGTTGTAAAAGTTCATCAGAAAGATTTTGCTGGCTATCTACGACCTTCTTGTTTTCTGATTTGTAGCTGATACCAGTAAGTGTTTCCAAGGTTTTTTCTGTACTCTGCAACTCTTTTTCCTTTGCCTTGATAGCAGATTCTACGGTTTTACCGGCTTCTGCCTGTAATTTTCCGCTACGAAGGTCGGCAATCTCTTGTTTGAGTGTCTTGATACGTATGGTGGCATTTTCTACTTCTTTGGATATGGAAGACTGTGGGGATTCTTTATTATCGGATAAAGACGATTTCTCAATTTCTTTTTCCAGTTCAGTGATGGCAGAAACCGTTTCGCCTAATTCCTTGTTTACGGAATCCAATTCTTTCTTGGCCTTATTCGTACTATCTTTGAGCTGATTGTTTACTGCACTATTTTGAGAGAATACGGCCACACCTGTATTGACTCCTCTGTTTTGTAATGCGCTTCCAGTCATTGTCACAGATGAATTGTACAAAGATTTAGCCTCATTGTAATTCTCCGTAGCGACTTTCTGCTGCTTTTCTTGAGTCCGTTTTTTGCGATACAGTTCCTCCAGTTCTTCCTGAGCAGCCTTCATCCGTATCTGTTTTTCCAGTTGCGTAAGATAGGATTTAATGGCCTCAGTGTTGTTGTTTATCAGTCGACCCTCTTCATTAAGACTGGCATTGTAAGAAGGAATGATGGTCTGCAAATCAGACAAGGCTTTCTTCTTCTGGTCAATGGATGAAGTTTCACTTTTCAATATGCCGGACAACCTGTCAACTGTTGCCGCCTGCTTGGAAAATTCCTCATCGGTCTTTTTGTTCACCGAATTCAGTGTCTCCTGCGCTGCAGTGGCTTCATTGGTTCTCTTGGTGAACATGTAAATAGCCGTACCGACTCCTACCAACGCAGCCAACAAGGTGACATACACATTCGATTTCGATGCCAGATTGAAAGCCTGCTGTGCAGCGGTGGCCAGCCCCAATTCCTTTCTGTACATTCCTATCAAACGGATACTTTCAACGAATCCGACCGCCTTCTGCGCTACGGCGGCGGTAATCAACGCGGCCTTGTACGTTCCGTAAGCTGCAATCAGTCCGCCCATGACAGACAACACATCATCAAGACTTTCCACCAAGTCCTCTGCTGTACCGATGCCAAACTCGAACACTTCCTTATACTTGTTCCCGAACTCATTCATTTTCTGAAAGAGGGTATCTTCGATATTCGAAAGTCGCTGGGGCCACGTCCCGGCAGAACTTTCCATAAGGTTGGCAAACTTTCCTCCTTCGGATGTCATGTTTTTGAAGGCCTGTTCGACCTCCTTAAAGCCGACCTTACCTTCCTTCACAAGTTCACCTACCTGGTCTTTGGAAACTCCTAATACCTTGGCCAGTTCTTCGTAGATTGGAATACCTCGTCCGGCGAATTGACGGATATCTACGGTCATGGCCCGTCCTTGTGTTCTCAATGTTCCATACAGATAAATAAGCTGCCCGATAGGAATCTGCAATCCGGAAGCCACATCTCCAAGCATAGAAAGTTCATTCACGACATTATCGGCCGAGGAACCGTATGCCAAAAGCTGTTTTGCTCCTGTCGCCACATCGTCAAGATTGAATGGTGTTTTGGCCGCGAACTGGACAATATCGGCGATGAGCTGGTCTGCTTTTGATTTGTCCTGAAGGATGGTTGAAAGTGCTACCTGTAACTGCTGCATCTTTCCGGTTGCTTCAATCACATCGGAGCCGAATTTTTTTATCGCCACCAGTCCACCGATTTCAGCGGCTGTACGCTTTAAAGAATCCGTCAGGGATTTTACTATCTCATCAGCGTTATTCGTTCCACTGGCAAACTCCTTGTACTCTCTCGTAAGTTTCCTCACTTCAAGCCTGTTTCTGGCCTGCTGGTCCTGTAACTCGCCAAGGGAATATCTCTGCTCGTTCAAGGCTGCTTTAGCTGTATTCAGTTCAGCCAATTTAGCTTTTGAATTAGGAGAATACTTACCCATCTTTGAATATTCATCAGACAGCCGTCTGACATCATCCTGCGTATCACGGATGATTTTCCGTTGTTTGATAATTTCCTCCGTCAGCTCATCGGAGGCCTTTGACGCAGAATTAAGCTTTTTCTTCAAATCATTCTCCATCACAGCACCAGCCTTAGCTGCCTCAGTCACCAGTCCCATCATTTGCTGACGGGTGGATGCCAGTTGCGTTTCTAAAGCTTTTGCTGCAGCCGGGGATTTATTTACGTCCATCTTTTTGAGCTGTGCTTCCAGTTTCTCACATTCCTGTCTCAGACGGATGACCTCCTGATAGTCTGAACTGACTTTAAAATATAGTGTAGCCATATCTATTTCTTGTTTCTTCGTCTGCGTGAAGCCATATCCTTACCCTTCACCTTTGTAACCTTCGTTCCGGTAATGGTGTGGAGTTTATCACGTTGCATTAATATTAAGTTTCTGTATGGTATCTCATAGACCACTTCCCGATAAGACAGATGCAGATTTTCCATGAACGATGCTATCTGACCAAGAAGAGTATCATTTCCTACAACCTCGGTTTCGCTGCCAGCAGACTTACGTTCTTCGCCAAGCTGACAGCTTTCAGAAAAACCTTTGAGTCAATCATGGACAATGCTTCCTCCAAAGCGTTCACGTTCTCTTCGTATGTTCCATTGGCTAACTCCTCACTCAAACTCTCATCACCTGTAATCAACCACGATAATGCCTTACTATAGGCTTTACTCTCTCCTAAAGAGAACAGAACTTCTTTCAGATTGTCCGCTTCTTGTACTCCAGACAAATGAGAGATTGCACCTGATAAATTGTTAACAGTAGGAGGATAAACAGTATATGCTTTCCCATTAACAAATACTGTTCTAAAGTCACTGCCAATAATAGATTCTGATATAATTTTTGCTCCTTGATTCATAACTAAAAGAAAAAGGGTGAAGCCGAAGCCCCACCCATTAAACATCCTGAAAACTAACCGCCACTTTCTTGAGCGAGAGTTATTTTCTTCTCAACGGTCTTGAAAGCATCAGACAGGGAGGTAGGTATACTTCCTGACTGTGTGGTATAGCCTGCCTTTGATACTTCATAGGAAACGGATATCCCAGATTTCACCCTCTTGGTCTTGACCGTTTGCCCGTCCAGCTTTACTGTTGCATCTGAAGGCGTTGCTACGACCTTTACATCAGTTCATGCCTCTTTAACTTCTTCGGAATCGAACCAATACTCCGGCGCAACTGCCGAATTTTTCGGCTCTAACTCCACAGCACTGACGGGAAGACCGATAGCCTTATCGGTAGTTGCTTCTCGGGCACCGATGTCGGCACGAGGAATGACGCAATACTGATCATCATCGGTCATGGCAACAATCAGTTTTTCAATATTCACCTTACCACGCGCACGTTTCCATCCTTTGTCAGTATTGATAACATCACCACCCATGAGGTCTTTCTTAGTTGGGTAATCGTATTCTCCAATGGTGAAATTGACAGTTACATCACCCATTTCCTTTTCGCTTCGATAAGTCTGTCCCGTGAGCTGGTTTTTATAATTAGTCCGGCTTGCTTCCGCTTCTTCGAGCGTCCAGGTATCCTGGTGAATATTCTTGACTTCTTTCAAGGTCTCCCCCTGCAAAAGAGTATACAAAGCCTGTCCGGTCAAATCCGCAGAGACCTCGCTTGTTTCGCCATACCAAAGCTTCTTGATATTCACGGCGGTTATTTTCTTTGCTTCTGCCATATCATTTCACATTTAAAACTTCAAACAAAATTCTTACATTCACATAATGACACTTCAAGGATGTGTCCTCCTCTATTCCGATTGACTCGATAGAATAATGATAGGTGGTACCATCATAGCGTCCGGTTATGCCGTCGAATAGCTCTTGAGACTGTTTCTCCAGTTCGTTCAGCCGGATGGTATTGGCTTCACCTTCTTTCAAGTCAGGAACGCAAAGGTTCACCTCAACGAAGGATTTCTTCCAGTATGTCCCCGGCTGTTGTTTTTTAGAGTGAATAACAATCCTTTCGGATTTCATCGCACCCGTCAGCTTCTTGCCGTGAGGAACAATGTCAATACCAAAAGGCTGGCAATCTCGGTAAAGTATATTTGCTATGTCGGTAGTTACTATCATTTGATTTCCTCCTTCAATCGTTTCTCAGCATATAGGGCTGCACCAGTCAAGACTTCGTAGCCTTTGGATTCCACGAACGAAGCGTATTCGGCTTCATTCCTTAACTCCAATCCGTCATCTTGAGCTGAGTACTTATTTGACTTACGGAGTGTTCCGGTCCGGTTCTGATAGTTGCCATTCTTTACAGCGTAATCGACAGCCTCTTTACCAACCTTCTCCTCAACGGCTTTCACCTCGGCATAACCTTGTTCGAAAAAGCTATCCACGTCCGAAAAATCAAACTTCACATCCATATCTCTGAGTAACCAAAATAGTTTGTATTCTTCACCATGTAAACTTTGCCAGTTCCACGGACATTCTCACCGTCCATACATCTGACTTCATCACCAGCACTCAGTGAGATTTTCTTCTCACAGACTACGTGATAATTCGGTCGGAACACCTCACCGTTCTCCGAAGTAAACTCTTTGGTAGAGTTGTCGTCACACCGGCACTTACATACGTCCTGCCAGCTTTCTCCGCCGGTTCCGGGGATAGGTCGGCCAAACTCGTCTGTTTCCATCGGAATGGTGACTTTAACCTGTAATGTATGGGGCGCGAATATCATAAGAATCTGACTTTAGGTTTATCGCTTAACGTATCTTCAAGGCCGTACCTCTTGCACAAAAACGAGTAGTATTCCTTCACGCCCTTGATGTCCCAGGACATAGAGAAACCGTTCTCGCTGATGGAAGTGGCACGTAGCAATAGAGAGGGGATGAACTTCGCCATATTCACCGAAACCAGTCCGATGTTTGACGGGCCCATCTCATCCTCTCCGCTTATCCCTGAAGACAGACTTATCTCCAAAAGGTCAGCCTCCGACAAGTTAATGCCGAAGGTCTGAAACTTCTGTGATATGTAGTCATTTACTATCATGCGTTCATGGTTGACAAATCAAAGTTCACAATCAGGTTCGGGTTCGTAATCTGAGGAATCCACTCTGCAGTGTATTCCAGATAACGGCCGTTCTTGTCCTTGTAACCGGAAATAAGCATATCACCGTCTGCCTGAGTGTAGTTACGTCCCGGTACGCCGTCCACTGCTTCGTACGGAGTGTGGAAACGCATATAACCGACCTTATCCTGCGGAAGCAAGGTGATACGGTCGTCGGTGTAAATCTGTACGTTCTTTCCGGTCTGGTCTTTTACGTAATCTTCCTTGATTTCAATGGCCGGAAGCCCGATGCCAGTGAACACTTGGGAAGCCAGTTGAGAGGTAATCAACCCGGTTGAAAGATACATCTCATTTCCTGTAAGCTGCATCTTGAACTTGTCACCAAACTCAGCCGATCCGATGATATTCTTTACGAAAGTTCCACGAGACATGATCATTTTCTGGAAATTACCATAGTCCGCTTTCAGTGCATTAATCTGCTGTTGCAAATAGGTGATGAAGTTCGTCTTCGCACCAGTATCAGGCTTAATGAACTTGAATGGCAATTCAATGTTAAGCAGATCAATACCTCCGGCATTGTCGTCCTTGTTCTTGACTGTTGCTTCTCCGGTCATCAGAAGTGAACCTACGATAATATCCATGCGCTTGTGCGCTGCTAAAAGTACCTGGCGGTAATCGTCGTAGATGAAGTTCACAATTTCCTGCATGGCTGCTATCTGGTCGGCAGGTTTAGCTGCATTGAACTTGTCAATCAAGTCCTGAAGCTCAGACAAGCGGTCAATGGAAATTTGGTAAGCATCGCCAAGATAAGCGATTTCACCATATCCTGAGCCGATATTCCGTCGTTCACGGATAGGTTTCTCGCCATAACGAGAGTTGATAGAACCGGCCATCACGCCCGTAACTTGTCCAATGTAGTCCTTGAACACGCGGGTAGTTGTTCTACGGAAATCGAGGTACTGCTGCCAGTAGATAGTATCCTTACGTGTCTGAAGGACCCGCTGAATAACGGCGTTAACGATGTTGGGGTCGTTAAACAGAGTATGAATAGTTAGCATCATATATTAGTCCTCCTTTCTTTATTTGCTTGCGATAATACCTGCAGCTCTCAATGATGCTAGAAGAGCATTAATTTTATCCTTCTCATCACCACCTGCTGCATCATCAACTTTTGCACCCTGCTTTACCAATCCCAAGGTACTTGAGTTAGCTGCCTGATAGGTAGTATTATTGTCCGTCCAAGGAACTTCTACATACGCCTTTCCACCCTCCAATGCTACTGGATATTTCTTTCCGCTTTGAGAAAATCCTAATTGAATACCTCCCATTACAGAATCAGATGCTTCTGGCAGTTCATACGAAACACCAGCCGGTGATTGCACACCAGCAGCGTTGAACTGGAAATGCGGCATATTAGCTTTATCAATATCAGAGAAAGGCATAACCAACTTTGTTGGCTCGATTTCAAAAGCTCGCATCAAAAGGGCAACTAATACAACGCCTTCTTCTACTTGTACTCTTCCGTACAGAGCTGAGTTAGCAACTACCTTTGGAGTAGTACCATCTACAGCTGTCGCTTCATAGAGTACAGTACCAGCTTCCACTGTTTCACCAAAGTCGGCAGCCAGTGTCAACTTATCGAAAGCTTTGTCTGATTTGTCAATACTGTTGATGGTAGCTCCATGAGAACCATTACCCAGATGCATACCAACATAAGCCAAAGAGTTTTTCTTGATCTTCAAAGTGGTATTGGAACCAGTGGTAAACTTTTCATAGACTTCTACACGGATGGCCACCTGAGCGGTTTTCTTTACCAAATCAGCGGCAATCGGAGTGAAGGATGGAAGAAATGAACCAGCAACAAGGTTGGTCGTCTCCAGCTTGTAAGGGCCTCTACGTCTTACACCGGTGGAAACGTCATAGCGTTCCTCGATGGACGGCTCAGGCTCAATGTTGTACTTAAATCCTGCTGACATAAATTACTTGTTTTGTTGTTCGACAATAGATTTTGTGTCCGCCTCAATCATTTTGGCGAACTCGCTCGCTTCCTTCTCCTGCTTCTGTTCGGCAGTTTCAGGAGCTTTGGAGAACTGAAAACCGTTGTTAGACATATCCTGCTTCATGTCCTTGAAGTAAGTGTCCAAGTCCGTGTTTTCAGGAATGTTGCGGTCTTTCAGCATAAATTCGGGAATACCGTACTTCTTCGCCACTGCCGAAATCTGAGAATTGCGCTGCGCCTGCGCTTCATTTTCCTCCATTTGGGCCAGCTTGTCGGCAAACGGCTTGATACCGGCGGCGATACCATCGGCGATCATCTTTGCGATGTCTGTCTCCTGCGGCTTTGGAGGGTCGTTTGGTTTCGGTGGTTCTGGTTTCGGATTCTCGATTGGTTTCCCGTCTTTCAGTCCATGCTTCTTTTCGTAGTTTGAAACAGCGGAAGTCTGCGCCTGTCCTGCACGGAAATCACCATAGTTTTGAATTACGTCCTGAAATGAGATACCCTCGACGATGGAGGTCACCTTCGTTTCGTCCGTTACACCCTCAGCCTTTTTCGTAGCTATACGGGTAAGTGTAGCAGTGTCCACCCCAGGAAATTTCTGTTGCAGTCCTGCCAAGATTTGTTCAAAGATTGTCATACCGTATGAGTTTAATTAATAATTTCATACGGTAAATTTACTTATAGAGAAAAGGAAGGGGAAATTTTAAGGCTAACGATACGAAACAATTAAGAGAATGTTCGTTTTTAGGCAAAAAGAAAGCGTGACTACCGGAGTAATCACGCTAAAATATAATTGTTGATAGTTCTGTTACAGCTTTTTTACTGTACCATAAAATCAAATTTAAATATTTTCTTTCATCCAGTCCGTAACTTCTTTTTCTACTGCATATGTTCCCCATGCATCGTTATTTACTTTCATTACTAAAACTGAACCGCCATGTTCATTCATTATAGAAGATATACCATCTCTTATGTCTGTTAATTTCGAATCAGATTGAACAAACCACACATTTTCAATAACACGTGCCCATTTGGGGTAACTACGGATACGTTCTGATACTTGATTATAATCATCTTGATTATTTAAATGAAATGAGATTAAATAACTATCCATAAATTCACTCCTTAGATGCTTTAAAATAATAACCAACAATAAAACCCAAAGGTCCTGAAAGAACACCAGACACAGTTACAAGCATATCTTTATATTCATCAACGGTAAAGCATTTTATTAAGCCTATAAAAAAAACTATACCTATTACAATAAAAAATGCCCATACATACAATTGGGCTATATAAGTTCTAGTTGACTCCTTTCGAGTATCAGAAGTCATATTTTTATCAGTATTTACACTTACTTTATTTTCAACTTGAACAGTTGTTTCCGTACTTGATATTTCAGCATTCTTACTTTCTGGCATAGATTCATTAAATAAATTTGTTTGCAAATATAAGCAAAAGAAATGATTCCTTGCTTTTATTTAGAGTAAACTTGAGTAATTACAACAAGTTTATAGCCGATAGTTCCTCTGTCAGCGCATTAATACCTTTCTGAATCTTCTCCAATTGTTGCTTACGTGGTTTGTGTACTCCAGCCGCATAATGCCACAACTGGCGCTCATTGATTCCGGTGATCCGGCTCAAAGCGGCCTTTGTGAAAATACTGCTGTAATAGTTGATAAAAGTGGCCGCGTCTATTTTGAACTTCAAGGTGAACTCTCCTTTGAGAACCTCACAAGGGTTCGGGTTGTCCTCCAGATACAAGTCTATGGCTTCCTTCATGTTCTCCTCAATTTCTCTTATGTTATTACCGACCGTAATAACCGGAGCACCTTCAATGTAAGCACTGAGATTATTCCCAGCATGTTCGACAATCACTTCTACAGTTCTCATATTGACCTCCATTTTATAATTTAAGAAAAGAGGCCGGGGCTATTTTAGCCCCGCTTGCCTCATAATGCTGTAATAAGTGCCTTTCTCAACGCCTTTCTTTCCATGATTCGGAACGACTACCGTTATTCCATCTTTCTCAAACTTCATGTGGCTGCCCTTCTGGCTCTTTAGAATGAAGCCGTTGTCAAGCAACATAGTTACAACCTCTTTAACTGATTTGTAACTCATAGCGTTTCTGACTTTATTACTCTGCAAATATAGTAAAATAACGAATAATTAAAAAGAAAATCTATTCATTTTTTTACTATAACAGAAAATAGCGATACCCCCAAAAGGTACCGCTATTCAATTAGTCAGTATTTTAGATTTCTATCCGTATAATTTGTATAAACCTCGTAATTTTTCTGACTTGATTGTTCTATTCTTCAAATTGTTTACTAGAACTTTTGAGAAAAGAAAGCTGTCTCTGCTTCTCAATATCGTTCTTCTGGTTCTCTGCCTGTTTTTCCTTGATGGCTTCGATCTCGTCCAAAACAGAATCCACGTTCCCCACAAAGGTGATGGCCCGCTGCTGCGACCAGATTTCTCCGTCCTTGGCCTTGATAGCCGTGTCTATCTTGTCTTTTAGGTCCTCCAGCTTATACGGCTGCATTTGTACATCCACGTCAATAGTCTCGGAGGCTGCTTCAAGAGTAGTATTCACGGATCCCAAAGCTGAAACAAGGAAGTTCACACGTCGTTGCATGAACTCGCCGACGGTTTCGTTCAGGTTCTCTACATTCAGGTGGGTGGACATGAACACATAGTCAAAAGTAACACCGGAGACAGCGTTGCCAGTACCCTTCAATGAGTCGAAAGAGATTCTGGGCGTATTAGTCAATCCGTATATCTGGCTCAGCAAGGTTTCCACCTCGAACTTGACAGTATCGGGAACTTGGGACCAGGTAAGGTACTGGGCATTTGCTCCTTGGCCGGTCAACTCTACTACCCTATTTTTGAACTCACCGGAGAAATTCTCCACATTTCCAAACAACATAAGGATCGGGAAAAAGTGATAGTCGATGCAGTCCGCATAATTCGAAAGGAGTTTCTCCAGCCTAACACGAAGGCTCTTGATCTTCTCGCAGTATGTCTCCGGTCTCCACATGTAGATTACTGGCATCTTCTTGAACCCATGAGCAAATGAACCTTTGTCTGTCCAGTTACTTGTAAACTCCCACTGATAAACCATATCCCTAGTAATGGTCATAAAGCAGGTTACTTCCATATCATCTAGATCTTTCTTTTTGTATTCTCTGGATAAAGCAACCAAATCACCCTGATCATTGAAGAACGGATAGAGTTTATCCCCCCGGAACGGGGACCAGATAGCACTCTTCAGACGGTATTCAGGTTTTGACTTGCCAAAGATTCCTGAAATCTTTCGTTTGAGTTTTGCCCAAAAACCATCATCTTTTACAACATACCAGTATTCGGCCACTTCCTGCTCGGCTAGCCATGCCCGGACGACTTTCTTATTCTGGTATTTCAGTTTGTTCTTCTTAAACACCTGCTTCAAGGCAGAAAGAAGATTTTCTTCTGACTGGTCCGGCTGACAATCAAGAACCGGTTCGGTTCCGACTGTGAAGGCTGTCTGAATGTTCACGATGTCCTGCTCGATAGGAAGGGCAATTCGATTCGGATCAACTTCTTTCCTTACCGCCGGTTCCACATATTCTTTCCCTGTTGTCGGGTCTGTAATCCGTTTCTCAGGCTGGGTAGTGATTTTGATTTTCGGATACTTTTCTTCATCAATCACAATTTCATGTTTGTTTGGATTCCAATCGTTATAAAGAGCATGAGCATTAGGAAGCTCAGTCTTGCGCCCTTTCTTCAGATAATAGATTTTTCTCTCTACATCCGGCAAAGCTAAAATTTCTTCTAAGGTCCTCATATATTAATTTTTAATGTCCAAATACTCCTGATATGTCTTTCGGTTTCATAATCCTACCGAGAAGTTCTCCCAGCACATAGTAACGAGCAGCATCAATGCCGTGGTTATCGTGGTCTTCCGGCTCGTTGATATAGTTTCCGTCCTTATCCTTTGCCCATACATAATTTCTGAACTCCCGTTGAAGGTTATAAGAACGCTTGGTGATGAAGATTTCCATACCTTGCATCTTGTCTATACCGGCATTGACTGAACCACTACCCTTTTCCACTGGATAAATCTTAATTCCACCATTACTGATTTCCTGAATGAGTCGTGGGTCTGCACTATCGGCAATCACTCTAAGATTCCAAGGTCGCAAAGTCTTTATGATATCTCCCGAAAGCAATCCGGTACGATAATCCACTTCATCCAGATACAACGCATTATCTATTATTCCGCATCGGATAGCAGCTGTAGGGTCATTAGTATAACCAAAATCCAGCCCGATTCCGACCTTCTTACACCACATGGGGAACTCATCCACTATACCCCATTTCTTGAATACGGCACCTTCAGCTACATCTGCCCAACGGCCGATAACCACATGGGCGTATTTTTCAGGATTCTTCTCCTTCATTTCCTTGATTTCTCTCAGGAATTCAGGAGAAAGGTTCTCGATATTGTCAAAGTAGGTAGTATGGATATGAAGTACATTGGGATGAGTTGATATCTGTACCTGCACGCCATCAATCTCCACCAGTCGATGAGTGTTCTCGATGTATTTCTTGTAGATGAAATGGTTCGAATCGCATGGATTCATAATTATGATTATCCGGTTCTGAATTCCCTTCTTACGGATAGAAAGCATGATCTTATCAAACTCTTCCTCGCTGGTCCATTCCTCCGCCTCATCACAAACAAAGGTGGTGATACCCTGAATTGATTTCAGCTTGGCCGTCTGGTTTCCGGAAGAAGTCTTGATACCACGGAACATGATACGACTGCCGGTCATCCGGTTTACAATATCGGTTTTGGTTGTCTTGAAATACTTCGTTGTTCCGTCCAAATCTATCTTTTCCATCATTTCCGGAATGATAGACATCCCGGCAGATACCATCGTGTAACGGGTATAAAGAATCTGGTGGACAATCTTCTCTACGGGTGTCATTTCAAATGTAAGCCGCTCGATGAAAGTGGAAGCATTGAAAGACTTCCCCGATCCACGGCCACCGGTGATGAGAATGATAAACTTTTCCTTATCGGTGTATAACGGATGATATATGGCCTGGGGTACAATCATTTCAGCTTGTCTTTAATCCATGAGTCAATAGAAATTCCGTGGTCAATATCCTTTGGAATATCTGCATCTTCGTCCTGCCGGCGCTCAACCTTCCTCCATTCTTCATCATGGTGATACAGCCAGACAGACATTGCCTGAAGGTTCGGAGCCAGCTCGCTTTCGCTCACCTGAAGTTCTTCTTCTCCGGTCAGATTGCCGTCTTGGTCTTTCAGCTTCCTTACTACGGTACTCTTTGTCTTGATACCACCCAAAGCCACCGCAAGGAACTTCGCACGCACAGCGGCGGTGATTGTCGCACGCCCGCGCGCTAATACTTCACATAATTCAGAGTGCTCATTCTTCTTTTCACAGAACGTCTGAGGAGCCAGGCCTAACGCAAAAGCAATTTCTCTGTCAGTGAATCCCTTTTTGGCATACGTTTCCACCTGAGAGAGGAATTCCTCACTCTTGTAATCGAATTTTGGCTTTCTTCCAGTATGTTTACTTTTTTGAGATTCACTTTTCATAATCCATCATCCGTTATTGTTACCCATATAAATGCGGCGAGAAACAGGCTTATCACCATAAATATCAATTCCTCTCTTTGAGAAATAGCTGTCTATCCTTGCCGCATATCTTTCCATTATAGACTTCGTTCTGTCTCTTATACTTCTTTGTCTGTCTGTACCAAGCCCGTATTGCCTTCCGGCGTTGTACATTATTCGTCTTGACTGTTGATACAACTGACTATATGTTTTTCTTCTAACTCGGCTTTCCTCCTAAAAATTCATGTTGTTATTCAATTCTTTCTATCTGTTCATCAAAAACCTCACCTTTGATAAACTTGGAATATGGATCATATCCAAATCTTTCACAAAAAGCAGCTTTGGCTTCAAAGGTATCAAAGGAAAGCATCAGATAAGCGTCCATATCCTGTGCCTGTTTCTGGGCTGCATCCTTAACCTGCTGCTTGACTTCTTTCATGTGGGCCACCTTTTCGGCTTTTTCCATCTGCTTGGCGGCTTTCTCGGCTTCTTTCTGGTCGGTAACTGGTGCCATCATATCTTCCAAAGCATTTGCGATGGAGTTTTCTTCCTCTGTCTGGAGAAGGAAATCACAGCCAATCATGTTAAGGTCGGCAGCTGTCAGGCCGGCATCCTGGTAATCAATATCTGGAACTAACCGCGCCAATGCGTCATAGTCCCATGTACCCTGCGCGTTTGGATTGTTCATCAGGATGTTTAATTCCTTTTCCTGCTTTTCGTCCACGTCAATGACATCTACACGGATTCTGTAATCGTTCTCAGGGAATTTCTGCAGCTCATCCATGACTGTTAGACGCTGATGGCCGGACACGACAGTAAGGCCAGTTCGCTTGTTGACTACGATTCCACCAACCAGACCGAACTTCTTAATACCTCGCTTCAATGTCTTACGGGATTCCTCAGACAGTTTCCTGGGGTTATAATCAGCGAAGTGAATGGCGGAACGATTAAGTTCCACCGATTCACTCTTTATGTATTTGCTTAGTTCCATACCTATTGTTTTTGTTTATGCTCCCAAAGGATTCTCTCAGCCATCGGGAACACATTGTAAATTCTCTGTAAATCCTGCGGGTAGTTCTTCTCCAGCCATAACATACAATCCAAATTGAAGCCTACACCCGAACTAGCCTTGAGTGAATACCTCACAGGCTCCGGTAGGCTATTCTGCTTCATGTAGGACAGGATGTCTTTCTGAGTCCAGTCAGCCAAAGGATAACACATACCGTTGTTCTCATACCCGTTTGCTTCGTAACCTTTCAGCATGAGGCGGCGGTTCATGCCGTCAGCCTTCTTCATTCCCAAGAATGTGTAGTAAAGCCCGTATCTGAGCTGCATTGCCTTCACCACATCGGCCAACTTCAGCAACTTCACTTTGGGATTTAGCACACAATACAGGCCACCGCGAAGAATGTAGGTAAGGTTCCAGTGGGGTACCTGAACAAATTCTATCTTCGGATATTTGGCTTTTACCCAGCCGATCCATCTTTCAATATGCTCTAAACCTTTGACAAAGTACATGAACACACAGACGACTCTATCAAACTTTGGGTAGATCATGTCCAGTAAGACCAAAGAATCCTTACCCAAGGACAGAAACAGCAAAACCCCGTCAGTCTTCTGTCTGACGAGGTCAATATGGCTGTATGTCCTTTCTTGCAGTGTCATAACTATCCAACCGCAAGACCTTCAGCCTTTCTAAAAGCATATCTTACTTGTTCTCTTCTTTGAGCTCTTGATAATGCTTGCCCTTTGGTGTTTCTACCGTATTGTGCAATACGTGTTACACCTGTAGTACGATTGATTCTTCTTCTTGTTTCGTTGACTCGGCCTTATTTTTAAAGATTAATAATCAGATTTTTCTATCACTTTACCCAAACCATAAACCATTTGCGCTGCAATGTATTTCACACCTTTTTCTTCGAGTTCTATTTCTTGATCATTTTCGTCTGTCAAGATTTGTATCTCAGAAGATTTCGCTTCAACAATGGCATAAGGACGTTTGCCTTTATACTCACCAGTCAAAAACTTAATGGCATCATACTTAACAGCAGACAATGTCACTTCACCAGGTTCTTCATCCTCTGACGGCATGTCATTTGGATTTTTATACTCTTTACCATTCAAAACATAGCGAATATATTTGCTTGAATTTGATGGCCTGATTTCTCTAAACTCTTGTGTTTTCTTACCTGTTAAGATTTCATCAAAATACTTCTGTCTAATGCTTAATGTCAATACATTCATAATCGTGTAAATTTTAAATGTTAGTTGCGGAAACAGGACTCGAACCTGTGACCCCCACCAAGTCAAAGTGGTAAGCTAACCATCTGCTCCATTCCGCGATACTTTCCTTTTTAGTATATAATTCAAAGAACTTTTACTTTTTATATTGTATTTCTTTCTCAATTCTGTATAGGTCATGCCAGCCTCTTTCATTTTTTGTATCTCTAAAACCAGTTCATCTGAATACACTTTTAATTTATTGGATGCAGCCAAAGAAATTTTCTTTCTTTTTGACTCTGGTTTATCCATAGCATTTTCTGATGGTGTTCCAATCGCAAGGTTTTTGAATGAATTGTCAAAAGAATTACCATTTAAATGCCTTACTTCTATGTTATCATTAAATATCAAATCGCCAAACTTTTGATAGGCCTGCAAACGATGTATATATACTTTGATAACTTTTGTTTTAGACACTCTTATACCAAAATACAAATACGGATCTTTGCCGCGAGTCCCGACCTTATTACCTCGTGGTGAATATGCGTTACCTTGCTTATCTACAAAATAACCTTTTTCTTTAGCCAATATTTCATATCTACTATTCATATATTCAATTATTTGCTTTTCACCAAGTCAAAGTGACGAGCTGACCACTGCTCTACCCCGCGATGGTATCTATACAAAGATACCCCATTATGAAGACAATTTTGAATAACAATTCAACGCATACGAAACAATTTGCTAATTGTTTGGTAATAAATCAGGGTCGTGTTTATTGATGATGCTTTCAACAATTTCTTTTGCACATTCTATACCGGATTTATACCCTCTGGCATAGTCTGTTCTTGTAGACAAGTAGCTGGTATCATTACCCAACCACTCGATTATTTCTTGCAGGATTTCTTTCTCATTCATATACTTAAAATTCTTTATCACTAAGATTAATTACACCTTTATCTGTGTACTCATACCCAATATATTTAACAGAATCACCGTTTACAACATACCAATCTGTTAAATTATCATCATTGCTGTGCGCAAACAGCAAATCGTGCGTTACACTATTACCTCTCTTTATCCCTATATAATAGTTGTGGTTGTAGCAACTGATTTCAGGGATATGCTTAAATTTTTTTGTATCTATACCATCATAGCAACCGTATATTCTTTTAAATTTTTCATCCATAACTTGTTAGATTTCAATTTATCCGTTTACAACTTCTGGTATCTTATAATAATCACTTTTTGACGCTCTGCCTTCTGTAACCCAACCTATACCTACCCAGCATTTTATTTCACCGTCATGAATCACTCTGTAACCTGTATCCACAACCGCCTTGGGTGGGTTCACGCTCATCTTGATGCTTCTTACATCAGATGCTTTGACTGTCAACTTTTCTTTTTTCATAACCATCTTAAATTATGGTAGCCCGAAGGCTACCGGTTTAGTTTATTCTCTAAATCTGCTATTCTCTTATAGAAACCTGACGTATGAGGCGAATCACTTAATTTCAGAAATGTCATGTCATAATGATGAATGAACTCGTGAAGAAGTGTAGCTGCCATCACTTTGATAGACACAACATGCTTCTTTATTGCAGTAAGATTATATAACGTGATAACCTGTGTCTGGACTGTGTATGTACCTAACGTCTTACTTTGCAGTCTACCAGAATATCCGGTTCTATGCGGTTGGCTACGATTCACTACCTTAATAGTAGATTTTGGCATATTGAACTTTGAACAAAGGTAGTCACAGAGCATTTGCGCAGCTTTCTGACGTTCTTTCGTGGATTCAGAAGCATTCAATAAGGATTGATATTCTTTCTTTGAAAATCGGCTTAATTTCACTTCTGTAATGCTGTTTGATTTCTCGTATGTTGTCATAATCGTGTGTATTTGCAGGGCTTTCGCCCTGCTGTTATTTACTTGTGTGAATCTCTGAAATCAAGTTCTACAATCTTGTGATACTTGTGTATGTCATACAGACCAGTTTCACAACCCATAGCTGACGCAAGTCTTACCGCTTCTTCTAAAGCTATCATCACATCTGAACTTGCGTCAATAGCTTCATTCTTTGCCTTGTTATATTCTCTATTATTTACCGCTGAATCCTGAACCTTTTCAGCTTCTTGTATTCTTTTTAGAGCTTCATTGATAACTCTGATTTGAGCCTTAATCTCTTTGATGTAAACATTGTTTGTTGTCTTCATAATCGTGTGTATTTTAATTGTTATTACCTCTTGTTTGATGATGCAAAGTTAAAGCAAACTTTATTATTTGCAATATTTTCGATAAAGTATAATTTATCTATTAACATCATTTAATAAATCAAACTTTATCAAATAGACTTTTATTGATAAAGTTTACATATATTTGCGGAGCAATCACATTAAAGAGAACTTTATGAATTTACAACTGAAAGAAATCATGTCAGCAAGAAACGTAACATCTGCTTTGCTTGCTGAAAAGGTCGGCATTTCAAAGGTAGCTGTCAGCAACATTGTAACCGGAAAATCATTTCCGTCACTTGACACGTTAATGAAGATGGCAGACGTTTTGAACGTCACTATATCGGAACTGATTGGAGAAACTGAGTTTACAGGAACCGGATATATCGTATGTCCTCATTGTGGAAAGAAAATTAAAATAGAGAAAGCGGAATAAAAACAAAAGCCGGAAGCATAACGCTCCGGCTTTTTTACTTGATTAGTCCTTTGACCTTCAACCTTTCTACGATTTGGCAGTAAAGGTACTCTATATCCTGCCGGAAATCCTTATATTGCTGGTAGATAAAGGAAACATCGGCGATATTGTTCGATATTACACACGGGGAAACATCCGGGAACACACCGGAAATTTCTGCTCGGATACCGTTCGGCAGCCGACCGCCGGCCAGCACGCTGGGGGCGAACAGGAACAGCACGATGAAGAGGAACTTCTTTCGCTGGGTGACGCTCTCAGGATTGGGCGGACAGTCCATCCCGGTTAACTGTTCCTTGAACCAGCCATAAATCTCCGGAATAAGTGACAAATCGGTCAAAATAGGCGATGCTAACTCCTGTTCACGTTCTGATAATCTTGATTTCTGTTCACGTATTGATCTCAACTCCACGATTGATGAAAATTCTTTTGTCATAGTAGGAAAGTTTTAGTTAGAAATTCTTATATTTGCATCATAATCGTGTGTGGGAGTTGGCTTCTAATCGTGTGGGCTGGCTCCCTTTTTGTTATATCAAGTGATATGCGTTCAGAATGGCTAAGGTGTAGATGATGACCGTAATCAGACTATCCAAAAACACCGCCCATGCTCCCAGCTTTTGGATCTGACTAAAACTCATGGCCAGGACAACAAGGAAATATATCCATTGGCTTGAAAACAATCCCACCCCCAGCAATAAAAGTCCAGCTATATCCATGAAGAATGCAACATGAAGCCACGGATGCGCCATCAGATACCATCTTTTTGATGTCTTATCCAGCTTCTGAAAGACTTTTACATGCTGATACAGGGATTTACATCTAAACAGTTTTGCAAGCTCATACAGGGCTTGCAGAATGATTAAGGCGTAGAAAATGTGTTTCATGGTCAGTAGCTTTTATCTCCGTGCTTGTACGGACGAAGTTCATTGTATTTCATCTTCTGCTCGATGTACCAGAAGATGTCGATATTTCTGTCCCGACAGAAAGCGAATATCTCATTTAGGAGGATATATAGTTCATCCCGGTAGAAGTTGTCGGTGACATAAACACAGATTCTAAACATGGACTCCGTGAAGGTCATATCAGAATAGTCTTCCGTATCGCTTCCTTCGTAGTCAAAGCTATCCAAATCATATCCTCTCAATCCGGCCAAATCCAACAGACGAATACAGGCATCGGCAAGTTCTTCCTAGACAGTCCCTTTGATAAATGCCTCAAAGTCTTCCATGAATCTCCTTTTCCTAGTTTCTTCAGTCAATGGAACGCTATTCCCTTGCCATTCTTTGAACATTGCAACTTTCGCATGTTTCCCTTTCCGATCTGCTTCTACCGCTTCCATAAGTTCGGATATGACCAGACAAAGGAAATGTTCGTCACTCAGGTTTTCTTCATGCCATCCGTGGGCTACTGCGCACTGGTAGGCCTTATCTCTCAATTTGTTTAGATTCATAATTGTTTGGTTTTAATTGGTTGAAAATATAATACCCGATAACCGCCACAAAGCAGTTACCGGGTATTCACAAAGCACTGACACGATTTGTCAGTAAAATGAATTCTATTCTTTATCTTCTTTCCATTGCTCAAAAAATGGAATATTACTTCTACATCCTTCTTCTATCAGGTTGTTTATAATATCCATATCTTCATCACTCGTATATCCCTTTATATTATTTCCCTGATAAATCAACATCTCTGCTGCAAATTTACAAAAGAGACTAACATAATTAGAAAATGTTGTGATGGTATGTTTTGTAAACACAGGAAGCAAAGAATAAGAAATTGCGTCATCTGATACATATTCACCTAACAAAGACAAAGTTTCCTCTTTTGATGAATGTGAAATCTCACTAAGAACTCCATATAAAACACCACAATTCTCTATATGTTTTATATTTGGAGTTTTCCCATGAAGTGAAACAAGAGGTTGCTTTTCCAATTCTTTAAAGCGACATAATAATTCCAGTTGCTTACGCAACAAAACAACAGCTTCTATATTTTCGCTACACTTTACTAAATCACTTATCACATAATGTGTACGGATAAAAGACACAATAAGTTTAAGCCTATATACTTCATTTTCCTCAAAAGCTCTAACATGATAAGTTAGTAATCTTTCAGAAACTGATGTCATAAAACAATCCATATAATGAATCATTTTATCAACGTTAGGACACGCTGACCGAAAATTACTAAGATTTTCATTCCTTTGCTCATTTAAAATATCACTAACCATATCTTTTATAGTTTATGGAATCAAATATAATAACTTAATTCAATACTCCCAAAAACTAAGTTTCCCTTTCACATTCATAATCGGCTTATCAAACAGTACCGCATCCTTCAGTACCCAATTCCAGCAACCTTTCTCAGCCCAGACTGAAGGATGGTTCTGTATGCAGTCGGCTATAACCACGCTGCCGATGATGGCACCTTCTGGAAGTTCCTTTGATTCTAGTATAGAGCATATCTTTGAATTAATAAAAAGCCTTTTAGGTATGAAATAATCTTTTGTCCTAACCTTACTCGCATGAATCAGCACTCTTTGGCCAATATACTTCTGAGGACACTTCCATGTCCGGTTCTCTATGTCTTTTATACCGTGAGCGATTAAGCTAGCCCACGGCTGTTTAATGGATATTGCTTTCATTTCTTACTTGTTGGATTATCACTTATCTCAGTTTCATGATATACAATTCTGTTAGCAGCTTCATCTAGCGGCAATGAAGCAAGGTATTTCAAGCATGCATCCCAGCCAGCTATAAATCCTTCGTTGAATTCATCTGCATAGCAATCTTCATCACAATCATGTGCTATGTTTTCTCCCTCGCAGAACCGGCAATAAGCACGTTCTTCACAAGCATACTTTCCGTTACACTGATAATGATCGTGAACGGCTTCCCTAAGCATTTCTTCCTTTCTTGTCATATTCATTTCTCCATGTTAGGTATTAAATCTTCTTTGTAAGCCCATTTTAGAAACCCACCATCCATTATTATAGCTTCTCTATAATACATCATATTAGGCCCATATATAATCATTGTTCCATATTTCCCCAATAACACTATGATTCTACCATCTTCAGGTATCTCATTTATGTCATGCCACACGCTATTAATGCGCCATTCTGCACCAGCAATAAATCCCAATCGGTACGAACCGCGAAAACCTCTTAAATCGCCATTTTTGACATACTCTTCCGTGTTTCTTTCTGCTGCCATTTCAATATCTTCTCTTTTCATAGTCTTTCTTTTAGGTATTCTTTATTCAGGTGATTATTATGTATAAGCCATTCAATCATGCAAATAACGGCATCGAAGGATTTGTGTCTCATTTCCTGATGTTTTACATCGTATCCAAGTTCCTCATAAGAAATGAACCAATATTGCCCGTCGCTATGCATATCAAAATCGGCATTTGGCCTGTGTCTCTGTTTTATTGACTTTGGGATAAGTTCCAGAAGCCGGTCCAAGCTCCATGCAGGAGTAATGTCGCGATTCATGCGCACAGAGAACCAGTGTTCAGGATCAATACCTTCACATATAGTATGAAGATGATATTCTCCATATTCAGGTGTTTTACTCTTTTCAAGGTACATGTCGGCTGTACATGGTTTTAACCCCAAATTTAACAACTTCCATGACTGGTTTATGTTTGTTGCTATCTGTGATTTAAAATTCATTATTCATTTCTCCTTTCCACCTATCCCAGAAGCCACCACATGACTGCCAGGAACAGGTAATACAATTTCGTTTTCATTGATTATTTCTCCTTTTTTCTACAAGCTGCTCAAGTCTCTTTTCACACTCGGCACATTCGAGTTTCTTGCGTTCCAGTTTCTCCCGGAACTTAACCAGTTCTTCGTCCGTATTCTCATCAAAGAACATGTTGCTCTGACGGTTGTGCTCGATGTACTCATTCATCCTACGTTCTGCTTTTGTTATCTGGGCTTTTGCAGAAACCAGCTTTGAAAGGCAGGAACTCACTTCAAGCGACTCTCCTGAACGCTTGTCGTAGTAGTAAAAAGAAGTGTACACATCATTCCTTGGATGCTGGCATTGCAATCTGGCCACCCTCCACCTGATTACCCACATCCTCCTTTCGTACACTTCACGCGGAAGGTCGTAGGTGTATAGGGTGACAGATTGATGACCGTAACCGTAGCAGATGCTGATTTGCACCCAATTCTCGATTTTCAGCTCCCTTTCAGCTTTGGCCAAATCCTTTGCGAACTGATAACAATCACTCAAACTTTCCTGCTTTCCCATGTTATTCAAAATTTAATTCAAGTTGTTGTCCATCTGGTTCTCTATATCCGCGGTTGGCCTTCATAAAGGCTTTTCGTAAGGCTTCAGCAATCTTATCACGCATAGCCTTAGATACATGATTCTTGTCGGCCTCACTGTTCATTTGGAGTATCTTGTTAAGACTGCCGTTTATTGGCTTTTCGTCAAAGAACAGGCTATACTCGGTAAATATCCGGGTACAATCCTTTGCGGCTTTCTCTTCTTCCTCATCCTGGTACCTCTCTATTACTGTTTCCTGTGATGACATCAAAATCCTTTGTCCACGATCACACCTGCAGCCATGCCATTCATTCTCATATATGACGGATATAGCACGTTTCTTCCGGATAGCGCCTATCTTCGCCCATCCATAATAAACTTTCAACTTTCCCATCGTCAAATCGTTGTTACACAATCAAAATCACTTCCATACATGATATGCGCTCCACGTCTCCGTAGTTCGGCCACCAGCTGATCATTGGTATATCTGGCCAGCCGTCCATGCAGTCTGTCCTGCTTTCTTCTTTCAGCCGTGTGCCTGCTCTCACATAACCGGCATCTATTGGTGTAATGAATACCGGATTTTGTTTCATAGGCCCGGAACTTGCTTTCCGGAAGGTTCCGGCCGCACTCGACACAGACTTTCATGATGCTGCCCTCCTAATCAGTCCCATGTTACGGTTTACCAATTTGATAATATGATCATGGTAATCGCTGGTCTTGTTACAGACCGCCCTGCTCTGTACGATCTTGAAGGTCTTTAAAGAGACCTCTACCGTTTCAAGACGTTTCCCATTCTTTTGCGCTGTAAGGATTATGCAGTCCTTGCGTTTATAATACCCGTTGCTATATACGCAATGGTGCATAGCCTTTCCTTCCTGATAGAACTGGGTAACACTTTCCAATGGACGGATCACAATATCCTCATCCTTGATTTCTATGCCCAGAAATGGCTGGATTCTCTGGATGAAAGAGAGGATATCCTGTTTCATTCTGGACATGCGTTCAATCCGTCTCTTCCGTTCCTCCTCGGCCCGAATCTTCGCTTCTATCCTTCTCTTTTTCTCAACCAGTTTGTCATGCTCTTTCTTCAGGTTCTTAGGGCATACATAGTGAGCGTTATGTGTATCAAGGTGGAAATAGTCAAGCAAACGAAGATAATCATCATACATGGAACCATCCTTGATGATGTATCCGTTACGGTTGCAGATATTCACTGCCCACGGATGAGAAAGTCCACCCCGGCGCATGTAGAACTCCAGCATACCATACTGACGCGTCTTGATAAGCATTTCAGCATATCTATTTTCACCTAACAAGGCACGTATCAACACTGCCGGAGTAACACCATGAAACGAAGTACGAAGACCGTTCCTGTGGAGAATAGGCAGCAGCTTTATTTTCGGATATACATAACCATCTATGTCATACGAATGTGAATAGTATATATTTCCGTCCTGCTTGATGCTCATATCTGTACCGTGAAGCCAACCTCTATATCCCATATTCATAGCCTTGGCCATAACCGTTTCTTTTCTGTCTGCAGTTATCCACTGTTGGCATACCTCATCGATGAAATAATGTGTGTCACGTTCTTTTCTTGCATACTTGGCTGTGTAGAAGTGACGGAGCACCTGAAAATCTCCTGATGTAGTAACGACTGTCAGATAGCTTATTGAATTGTCTTTTGTCTTACGGCTAACCTTCACTTCCAACTTTTCTCCGCAGTAAGGACACCGTATGTACCCTTCCTTCTGACCAGTTACATCAACCCACATCTTTCCACATTCACTGCACCACATTTCATCTTTACAGCGGTAAGCATTATGCGGAAAACAATGCTTCTTTCCCCATCTTATCTGGGTTTCTGTTATTGCCGGCAGCTTACTGCTGAATTCAACCACCAGCTTTTCACGTTTTGTTCTTGGTTTCATAACTCCCCAAATAATGAAAGTTGCAGACTATTATCCTCCCCTCTCCTGCGTTTCTGGACCGGCTTAGGCTGCGGTTTCGGTTGCTCTACCGAAGCAGGCTCCGGTGTTGCCACTTCTACACGGCTCTCTACTCCATCGACCTTGATGTCATCCTCATCGTAGTAGTGGACAGCCCACCCGTAGACTGTCGCATCATCGATACCAACCGAGTTGGAACCTTTGGCCAATTTCCGTGCCTGGGAGTAAATGTAATTACAACATTCCTTGATACTTTTGTTCGCTTTCTTGTAAGTTTCGGCAAAGAGCGAATCAGTCTTTGCGCGGTTTTCCAGATACGTCTGGATTGTTGTTTCAAAAGTTGAACTTGACATAACAATATTATTTTAATTCCATCTTAGAGGCCGTTTATTAATTTTTTCCAGAAATGCAGTTATTTTCTTTTCTGCGTTTTCACCATCCTTAATGAAAATCATAGTATGTGTCTTATCACCGGGGATAGCTACATATCTGCCTGTTTTCTCCAGTTCTTTTTGCTGGGATATTTTCAATTCTGTTCCGTGAGGATTCTTATCCAGCTCCATTTTACGTGGTATCATTGGGTCCTGCGATTCTTTCATATCTACACCTCCTAGTCTTTGTTCATTATTCTATCAATTCTTTTCCTCTCAAGCCATTTAGCACCCTTCTGAAACCCTTCTTTAAAAGACTTATCACAAGCCCGACAGATAAGTGTTTCAGGATTATAGGTCAAAGGGCATTTTTGGCACATCTGGCTAAGTCCGTTCGCCTTGCCTGCCGCAGCCTTGCAACCTCCCATGAGGGATTTCGGTTTCGGCCTTTCCTTCAAATCAGCCCAAATGCGTATCATATTGTCAAAATTTTCAAGGTCGCTAAACATATCATTACCAGTGTTAGTTTTCTTGATTATCTCTGCAAATTCCTTGAAGTAGACATTGGCTGCCTTGTAATACTCTCTCTGCATATACACTATCTTGTCAGTCATCAGCCCGGCTTTCTTAAAATTGTCCTCTGCTTCAGATAACAGGTCGTTAGCCTCACAGGAAAGAAGCTGAATCATGCTTATTATGCGTTCCAGCCTCGGAAGTATTCCAGCTTCTTTTGCCTTCTGTATGAGTTCCTCTGTTTCGGCTTCTTCTATATCCTTAACTAGTTGCTCAATCTCGACGTGGATAGCCTTAGCCTCCGGGCTGTTGCCCTTCTTCCTCACTTCCTTGTAGGACTTCTTCAGTATATCCAGCTTTCTCAATAGCATTTCTTTTTGCATATTCCACAGATTTATCAGATTGTTCTATTTTTCTTATGATTAGATACTTTGGTTCACCTTTGCGAAGATTGTTAAGGGTTTCGTCGTTTACTTCTGCCTCGGTTAACCCATTGACTGTTGTATATTGGGGTATTTTGTATTTATCACGCAGTTTCCGGATTAACTCCCAATCCCGCGTTACCCAATAGATTGTGATTTTCATTTTCGTAGGCTTTCACCGCTGAACAATACGGTTCTGGTTATAGCTTTCAAACGGTCGATGGTTCTCTCACCGTACTTTTCTCTCAGCTCGTCTATCGTGAGGTTGGTGGTCAGGATGAGAAGCTTTCCTTTCTTCTCGGCTTCGTCTGCCAGCTCAGCGAATGCAAGCCTTTTTTCGCCGTATTTGACGCTAAGATTCTCTGTCCCTATATCGTCAACGTAGATGATGTGTTTTTGCTTCACGGCGTCCAAATCTGCATTCATCTGCTGTGCATCGTAGCAGCTTACCACCTTGCGGCAGTAATGGTTAAGAACCAAAGGGAGAATCTTTCCGCAGATAAGGGTCTTTCCGCGTCCGCAGTTGCCGAAACACAGAAGTCCGCGACCTTCATTGCCGGCCAGCCAGCCTGCCACTTCTTCGTACTCAGGAAGCCATCTGGCATTTTCTCCAGTGAAGTACCTGATACCGGCCCAGAGAACTCTTTTGGCATCCGGAACGGTTACCTGTACGATGTTAGGAATAGGGGAGAAGCCCGTATCTTTAAGCCGTTCGATTGTCTGTTGAAAATTTATCTGTTCCATGTTTACCAGCCTTTCTTGTATTTTTCCGGTGAATTATCCTTCAGAACTATGCCTACATCTGTTTTTGAAGGCACTTTCTCACGACTGGCCCAGGTTGCCAGCCGTCTTGGAAGCTCCCAGGTCTTTTCCAATTCATAGCGCATCTTGGTTTCTGACTTGTTAAGCTCGCTCCAGTAATTGAAGAAAGCCCGAATCATTTCTTTCGGGTACTGGCCGACATAAGGGACTAACGACTGGTAGAAGGATTCTTTCCTAGAGAGAGTAGCGGCTTTAGCCGCGTCTTTCTTTGCTACTACGTTAGTAGTAGTTTCTTTAATAATATTCTTCTCCTTTATTTGCTTTGTGTCACCCGTGTGTCGCTTTTCTGGCTCTTTGGCAGGGTGTGTCACCTGCTGTGTCGCCACTTGTGTCATTAGCTGTGTCACTTGCATCCGTAAATTATTGATTTCCTGAATGATATTTGTGTCACTCATTGTGTCATTGCTTGTGTCACTTACTGTGTCAGACTCTGAGCTATTATACTCATTGTACTTTACCAGGGTTATTACATTCATTCCTTGTTCCTTGGAAAGAGTTATCATGTTCTCTCTTCTCAGAAAGGCAAGAAATGTCCGTACTTTCCTCTCAGACCATTTCCAACGCTTTGATAAGAATCTTATGGATGCAGGATATTGTCCTCTTGTATAAGAGACTTCTCGACCTCCGATACTCTCCATACGGGGCGTTGCCTCAAATCGTGCTGACTGAATCAAGTCAAGCCACGCTTCGCAACTGCTAAAAGTCCGGGCTTCATTCCACATATCATTCGAGAAGAACTTGCGGCTTAGTTTTATATATCCTTCCATAATCTTAGAATCTTACGTTAGTCAACTGTCTGCTATTGGAGTACAAGGCCCATTTGCCGTTTCCGCTATCCACCAGGCGTAAATCCTTGACTTCGCCAAATCGTTTCAGATTCCCGCAAAGGTCAACGATCCAGCCAGCCTCCTTGTTAGGATGCGGACGGATGGCACGACCGACTATCTGATACCAAAGAGCCAGCGACATTGTCGGACGGGCCATGACAATCGTATCTAGTTCAGGATAGTCAAATCCGGTAGTAAGTACACCTACGTTGGCCACAACGGGTATCTCTCCGTCCTTGAACGCTTCAAGGATATGTTCGCGTTCCTTCTTCGGTGTTTCTCCTGAAACGATTGCTGTTCCGGGAATGGACCAGGTAAGGCGTTCTGCTTCCTTCAGAAAACGAGTGAAAACCAATATACCTTTTCGTTTTACACCGCTCTTGGGATTCATAAGCCTTTGGACGATACTTACCAGAAACCCGTAGAAGTCGATACGCTCATACTCTTTTACAACAGACTTGTCAGTGTAGTCGGCTCCGGTAGTGTTCACCTTCAGGTTAAGTTCGTTCCATCCCAAAGGATTCATCGGATAATAGTTCAGCTTCGAAAGATACCCCATATCCAATAGAGTAGAGATTTGAACCTGATAGATTACCTCAGAGAACACGCACGGGCGTGTACGTGTGATGAACTTCAACATGCTACCGAAATCCCTGCTTGATGAAAGACGGTAAGGCGTAGCCGTCAATCCAAGGACTTTACATTTCAGCATCGAAAGAAATCTCTTGTACATTCCGTCTTTCGGGTTAACCAGATGACACTCGTCGATGATGATATTCTGAAAATGCTGGAAAAGTTCCGGATGGTTGACTACGCTTCCGATAGTGGCGAAAGTTATTCTTGAAATCTCCTTTCGCCCGAATGAGGCAGAGTAGATGGAACAATCCAGAACACCATACGAACAGAGCTTCAGATAGTTCTGTTCTAGTATTTCTTTACTTGGCTGAAATACCAGCGTGTGCCCTTCAAGGCGGCTGGCGATATCAGCTATAACAAGACTCTTGCCAGCACCGGTTGGAAGCACCATGATAACATTATTCTTCTTGGCTTTGTTGGCAAAGAAACTGACTGCTGCATCACTGGCCTTCTGCTGGTAGTCACGTAATTTATATATCATAATTTAGATGTAGGCTGTTTGATTAATCTTATCCTTTTTCTGTGGCGTTGTTGCTCACCCATACATTCAAGGCAGTAACTTCTATGTCCATCTTTTTTGGTTTTATCAATTCCAAATTTTCCAATGGGGAGTATTCTACCACACTCGGAGCATTGTTTTTCCGTTACAGATATGTAGGAAATATGTTGCCTACACTCATGTTGTTGTTTTTTGTCGCATTGTTTACATGATGAGCGTAACCCATCCTTACGTGCATTATCCTTTGAGAAATACTTGTATGCCTTAAATTTTCCACATTTGCTACATATCTTACCTCCGTGATTCTTTGATTTAGTTTTGCTAAGAGGTATTTCAAAAAGAGTATTCATAAACCTTTCTCCCTGCTAAATTTGTCTCCCAAAGCCTTGTAATACTTTGTGAGTTCAATTAATTCATAATCAGTCCACTTTTTAGCCTGTCCAGCTTTCCATGCCAATTTGTCGAAACGCTGTTGTCCGATTTTGGCTTTCAGATTCTTTTCATATTGTATCAGATGATCTGCGCTGAAACGGTTGCACGCCCTGCATTCTGCATGTGCATTGTCTTCGTCAAATCGTGTGGCCATGTGACGGCGTGAATGAAAGTGTCCGCAATCTGCCTGTTCGTATGGCTTTATCTGGCCGCACGAGATGCAGCGGAAATACCCGTTCGGCATACAATCACGAAGCCGGATATAGCGGCTGAAAACTTTGTCGAGTTTGGCCACTAAATCCGGCTTCTTCTTAATCTTGATACCTGCCTTGTCAAATAACGGCAAAGGCTTTTCTTTCTTCTTTTTAGGTTTTCGTTTTATGTAGTATGGCATTATTTAAACCCCCATTCTTTCATATAATCAATATTTTCAGGAAATCCTTCTACCGATTTAGGACTAAGGAATATTTTCTCGCTTTTCAAGTTACCACCTCCCCATTTAGTAGGTGGGCAGTTTTCGTATTCTTCTTTAGAAACTTCACTTACACTAAAGCATGGTTGAAACCCGTACCCTTGGACACTTTCTCCCAAAAGATGACCGAATTTCCGTAATGCCCATTCGATAGCCACTTCTTTTTGAAAGTAATGTTCAGAGAAAACTGCCACATATATTTTATGTTGAAAATATCCTGTTTCTGTTAAATCAGGATGGCATCTGACACAGAAATACTTAATATGTGAAAGTATTTTTTCAACAAACTTCTCGTGCTTTTCGCAATCTTCTTTTGTCAAGAACTCTTTTCCATCATTTGCGATGTAAATAATCTTAGTTATTTCTTTCGTTTCCATATTCTTTGTCTTTGAAATTATTTGTGGACGCAGTGGGAATCGAACCCACCCAACCATCACGGTTTTACTTGCCACATATATTAGCTAATTCAATGAAGCAAGTTCATGGAGATATTGCGCAATTACTCCACTCTAAAGCACGTCCTGTGCTTGCGCCCGTATGCCCGTCTTTCCGGGCTGTCAATTATACTTCGATGATTACGATGTCAGGTGCAACGTCTTTGATTGCTTCAATCTGTTCATCAATCACTTTGTTCTTGTATTCCTCAATGGCTTCATTCGCACCGGCAGAGACCAAAGAGAGAGAAACTTCCCGTCCATCTACATCAGCATAAATTTCAACCTCGATTTCTTCACACTGAAAACCTTTGAAAAGAGGAATGTTCAGTTTGAATGATTTCGGTAGATTAGAATCAACTACCTGAGAATAATTATCCGTCTTGCTGCCGTTTTCCTCTTTGCTACGTTCTATATCCTGATTCACCTTCGCCTTGAAATTCTTCAAAGTGGAAACCAGCATCATGTTCTCAGACTTATCCTTGAAGAAGGCACGGTGCATCTTGAAGAACTGGGACAATTTGATAGGTTCCCATTTCTTGTCGGTATTGATACCGAACTCCTGCATTTCCTTAGAAGCCTGCAAAATTCCTCCAATTACCGTCTGGTAATAATTGGTTTCATCAATAGTCAAAGACAGATACATCTTATCACGGTTTACGATGATGTGGGTCGATTTCTGATTAATCAATTCGACACGCTTCTCCAGCCATTTAAAAGGTGCATCTATCGTTCCATTGATAACTACTCTTTCCGGTTCTTTCGGGTCAAGGGCTACGGATGCTTCACCTTCTCTCAATACTACTTCGATAGGTTTACCATTATATTCTTTCGGCACAACCAGGTTGATTTTGTTCTCACTCATAATTAATTATCTGTTCCTGTTTTACGGTTAATACTAAATACTGTCTTCTGCATTTCTTGTGGCATGATCGGGCGACTATAAACCAGTTCACCTAACTTGTTGTAGAATCCGGCCATTTTTTCCTCGTGATAAAGAATTTTTGCGCATTCTTCATTTTCCACGAACTCTGAACCTCTTTTGATATGGTCCAGAAGTTCCTGCTTTTCTTCATTCAAAGGCTTCAATCGTTCTTTGAAGCTTTCCATAGCCTCTTTCTTCTCCAACTCAACATCGTTGATGGTGATTGATACCTCGGCCAAAGTCTCTTTCTTCTGAGCCAGTTCTTCGGGGGTGAATCGGTGAGTATATCCGATTTTCTCTACCGCATCGGCGTTGTCCTGAAGGAACTGCCATCGTTCCTGTTCAGGGATGTCTTGTCCTAAAAATTTGTCCATAATTATCTATAACTTTTTACACCGAACCTATTATAAATCTTTTTAGCGGTACCCATACCATTATAAACAGGGATGAAACTTCTTTGTAAGGCCTTCTCTCTTTGATGAATGCCGCTTGAATTAGGATTAATTGACTTCTCTGGATTAAAGAATCTTGCTACATCTTGGGGAAATTTTCTTTTTTTCATAATCTCAAAATTTTAGATAAACTCTTTATTACGTTCGATTTCTTGTTGTGCAAAAATTAGCATCTGCTGTTCGTTGGCTGAAGGCAGATAGATGCCGGCCACAGATGCGCTCCAGTTACGAAAGCGGTCAATGCTCAAAGTCATTTCACCTGTTGTCAGTTCTGCAGAACTTCGCAGATAGGTTACTTCCTTGCCTTTCTTGTTGACCGTCTTTCTCTCAAACAAATCACGGTTGCAAGTCCTTTTATAGAAGTCTATCTTTGCTTCATCAAGGCTGCAACCGTACTCACTACCGAAATACCCTAAAAGCAGATGCAAATAGCTGTTCTGGGATAGCGTGCGGTTAGGAAGCTTCTTTCTCACTTCCACAACTGCACGCTCTTGGAACAGCTTGTTTATATAAGCCTTGAACTTGGGTATATCGTATTCATTTTTCAGATTGAATATGCTCATAGGCTAGAACGGTAAATCGTCTTTTGGATTTCCGTTAGCATCTACATCAGGTGGAAACGCCTGTGCCATGGTCGGCGTTTGTATCGGTGCCGGTTGCTGTGCTGGCATGGATGCTGGCTGGCGCATTGGCTGACGGGCTTCCAGTTTATAGCAGCGGATGGACACCATCCGTTTCACCTGTCCGTCCTGATTCGTCCATTCCCTGCCCTGCAAGGCAAAAGAAACCGTTATCACATCGCCTACCCTATAATTATCTAGTTCAGCACATTTGTCACCGCTTACTTCAAGCGGTAGGATATTCTCATACTGGCTGCGCTCACCCGTATATGGGTCGTGAGTCGTAGCGTCTAGGATAAACTCACGTTTCACAAAGGGATTACCTCCGTTCTTGGATGGTATTTCTTGGGGCTGGCCGATATAGACCAGCCGCCCGGTTATCTGATTACTCATTTATGATACTTTTAATGTTATACTTCCACTTACAGGAGTATCGACAAGGTATCTGTCGTATACACCCGGATAATCCTTTTCAAAGGACTCACGGTCGAAAGTCTTTCTGATTGAATCCTTCTTTCTGATAAATGATATTGATTCACCTTTCCATGAATAGACACCCGCCTTGACCATTTCCTTCATTACGCCGTCCGTAAGTTCCTTCTTCCGTTCTGCCCAGTATTTCGCCTGCTCGGTTATCTCAATGATGGAATCCTCCATTTCACGGTATTTGTCCGGAAGGTCTTCTTTTCTTGAGGGTACGGCATACGGATTGACGAACTGCATACCGCTGACCTCTGCTGCCATAAGAGAAGCAACCACTGCATCCGGAATACGTTCCACCTCGACAAGTCCGGAAGTGCTTCCCCTCAGCCAGATGGCGAACAACCTTACTACCCTGCATCCTGGATTCTGCATTTCAAACAGATATGCGTAAATCGACAGTTGCCATCGAACATATTCCCTATCCAACCTGTAGGTAGTCTTTATGTCGGCCAACGAAAAATCCGTTTCACTTTCCCGGTACACCTTATCTATACAGGATGCGAAATGCTCGTTGTCAGATACAAGATACTCGCTTGCCTCATAATTTAGTCCATAGATTTCCTTCAGGTTCTGATAATTCTTCGCCTCTTCGCTTTCGTGTGAAACTCCGAGGTCATCCACAAGCTCACAGACTTCATGGACGAAATGCCCTCTGTCTGCCGCCTTCTTCATCACATAATCCGGTATTCCGGAATATTTGTCCGGGAACAACTGGCTTTCAATCATCCCCGTAATTCCACGAAGCAGCACACCGTCCAAGGTATAGGTGTGCGCTTCCGGATCGAATATCACTCTGGATTTAGCTAACTGCATCTTTCAACTGTTTCTTTTTGTTCGACAAGGCAGTCATGAACTGCTGGTTTGTATGTAATGCGGTATATGTATTGTATACACCGGACAAGGTCTGTATACTCTGCGCAGAATTGATTTCCTGCATCGCCATCGCCAGATAGTCCGTTTCTTCGGGTGTGGTAGCATCCGGGTCTTTCTGGTCTTCAGTAGGTATCAGGAACATCTGCAAAAGGGAGTACTTCAATGCGATGCTCATCGCCTTGTTCATACCCTTATCCCCTGAATCCATCGCTTCACCTACATTCACTGTCTCTACACTACTGCCGTCTGTAGTTATATACCTGAACTTGACTGTCGCCCTTGTGAATGTATTCGTACCTCCGGATTTCGTCGGTCTGTTCTCTGTGGTGAATCCCTGTACTTCTTGCAGGATGAACACTTCGTTCTTGGCAAACAGTTCGTGAAGCTCGTTCATCACGTTGTCTATGCCCCTGAACTTGAATCCCTGCTGCTGGTTCTTCTCCGATTTTGTAATGGCTTTCGTCTCTCTGAGAATACTGGCCATCTTCCCGTAAATAAGCTGTGTTTCCATAATCGCGTATTTCAATATTTCAACTGTGCATGTTTAATCACATCATAGGCATTGCAGAACCATTTCCCATTCTGCTTATTCGTTCGCTTTTCGGCACGGATTAATCCTTTGCCGATTAAGTCTATTAACCTTGACAAACCGCCAACAATATCAGCAGCTTGATCGCGTCCAAATGTCTTATCATTCAGAACAATTTTTAGAACTTCTTCATTTACCATAAAACATCATTACTTTAAACAGATTATTGCAGAGAAGCCTGGATATTCTGTCGCTGATACACGAAACTTTACATCCATTTTATTTTTTATGACTCCGATCAAACGAAGATCACGATTACGACGTGAAGCTTCCAATTTGATTCCGTTATGCCGTTTCTTGTCGTAAGGAACTTTGTAGATATCCCCTTTTTTCATTACGTCAAAGAGACGTACTGTCTGGTAGCTTTCATTAACCTCTATTTCTTTTACCATATAAATAACTTTTAATTGATTGCTGACAGAACGGGACTTGAACCCGTAACCTTCCTGACATGCAGGATATTCTACCCTTGAACTATCTGTCTATTATATCACTTCTTTTCTTTCAGCAAATTTTGAATCTGTTCGCTGATTTCTTGATCAAAGGCCTCACGTCTGTCCAGTTCTCTTGAACGGGCTGCCAGTATTGCATTGATGTCAGCGAAATCATCACAGATATTATCTATTGTTTCTTTCAGTTCGTTCATTGTCTAATCTTTTTCCGATTAATAAACTTGTGATTGTAACTCCTATGAACCCTATCCAATACATAGCGGACAGATCTTGATTAAAGTGCATTATCACGACGGATATAGCACAGAGAACTATCAGTTTTCGCATGGCTCTTCCGGTTTTTCGATTTTATAACCTTGTTTCTCGAGATATTCTGCAATATCTTCATCACATATCAGATTAAGACATTCCTCAAGTCCATAATCCGACATCAGGTAATACATACCGTAGTAGGCCACCACATCATCCTTCGGTATCAGCTTCAGTACATCCGAAGAGTCAAATGCCTTGTAATTGTGTACTTCCATAATCGTGTAGTTTAAAATTCGTTCCCGTGGGCGTTCCGATGGTTGCCTTACTGCTTACCAAACCTTTGATAAGCCACGGGATATATAGTTCTTGCTGGTGTCTAATCAGTGAAGATTGTCTTTGTAGCCGGCCTACGGCCACCTGCAATCGTATAAGTGTCTTTTTGTTGTCTGTGTGATTCGCATGCTGCGTTATCTTATTGTCAGTCCATTACTCACACTCTTTTCACACAGCCGCTACCGCTACTCAGTCGTCTCCCTTTTGCGTCAGGTGTAGCGGTACACCTAAAATTTCCAGTACGTCAAAGAACCAATCAAGTAGAACCCTGCCCGATTCTCGCTATCGGTTGCCGGTCACTGGCCGTCAGCAGGGTTTGAAAAGATTAAGCATATCGGGCAAGCCCCTGGACACTGCACAGGGCGTCATAGTCCATGCCATCATCGTCATTGGTCGGCTGGTCAAACTTTTCTAGGGCAGATTCATAATTGTCTATTTCGTCAGTTATGACCTGAATGGCTTCGCGCTTTGAGTCAGTGTTGAATACCCGGCAAACGGTCTGTTCGTCCGAATTGTGGGCTATCTCTAAGTCCTTATAGAGGCTGTCGAGTTCTCGTTCTATTTCGTAGCGTGTCATAGTCATGCGATATTTAAAAGGTTAGCTTTCTTATAGCATCTGTATTCTTGTCTCTCTGTGTCGAAGTACACTTGAACGGTATCATTCTTCTTTTTGCTATCACCACTTGTAGCAGGTATCAGATTCTCTTTCAAAGTACCATAGGCTTCACGAACAGAACCATCTACCTTTTTAAAATAGAACTTTACGATTCTTTGCTTCATTGCAGCTTTCAGCTTCATGTTTACCCAAGCGCATTTTAACGCTTCACTCATAGAGAAACCATTTCTCTTTACCAGTTGCCATGCAAGGCTCATAATCTCGTGTAATAAATTCTTTTTCATAATCGTGCGTATTATTGATGTTATTTGTTATCTTTGTTTCGTATCAAAGTTTCGATATGCAAATATAGTATCTAAAAAGAAACCAACAAAACAAATGGTTTCTTTTTAGATACTACTAAACATTATTTAACTATTAAGAGCCTTAATACAGTATTATATGAAGAAAGAAAGTGTAACTATATGGGTAAGTGTTGCTGCGCTTGTTATGAGTGTAGTGGCTATACTGATAGCATTATACCCTAATATAACAGGAGATGTTTCATTCAAAGAAATTATGGAAATCAGTGTTGCTACCGTATCTATCGGAGTGACTGTTATCTTAGGGATTCAGATATACACTATTATATCTATAGACAAAAGAATTAAAGAGAGTATAGAAGAGGCACATATAATGTATAAGTCTGAAAATGAAATCTTAGCCGATAAGATGAAAGCTCTTTCTATAGCCATCCAAAAATTTACAACAGGGAACATCTACATTACAAGAGAGGAGTACAATGAGGCATTTTGCGTGTTTTGCCTGTCTGCGATAGAAGCAAACAGGTTAGGCTTTGAAAACCTTATTTCATCGAGCCTTGAACAGGCTGATAGTCTATTAAACCGTTGCAAGTTCTTCCATTTGAGTGATATAGGTAAAAAGCACATGGATGAAATAAAGAGGGGTATGATAAAAATCCCCGATGAGAAAGCCATTAAGATATACAACTTTCTGTCGGGGATTGAATGTTCCGGACGGCATACCGTCAATTCATAGGTTCTGGTGGTCTTTCAGGGTGCTTAGGCTCTTTTTTAGAGAGAAATTTAGTTGTACTTTCTGCCAACTCATCCAGAAACTCTAAATCTTCTTTGGTAAACACAGGATACTTAGGGGGATTCGGTTTCTTGGGAGGCGTAGCAGATGTTTTCTCAATTGCTTTTGCCCAAAGGATTCCAGATGCTATGCATAAAAACATAAAAAAGACTGGGAACAAGGATGAGAACAACTCTTTAATCATAACAAAACAACTATATAAAAACACCCATAATAGGTACGAGCTATCATGGGTGCATATATTAAACCTCCTCGGAGGAATGTTTAACCGATTGTTCCTGTAACACCTCGTACTTGTTACAGTACAAAGATAGTATCCTTAAAGATACTATCAAATAAAATTGCAACTAATTATGGGAAATTCTGTAAAAGAACGGTTTTATGAAACCATGGAAGCTCTCAATCTAACTGACTACAGAGTTTACACGGATGTTGAGGGTATCACAAAAAACATGATGGTCAAATTGAGGAATGGTGAAACAAATGAAGTTTCTACAAAAATCTTAATGCCATTCCTTAGTAAATATTCTGATGTTGATGCTAATTATATCTTAACTGGCCGTGGAACACCTTTGCGCCAGCAAACGGAAGTTACACAAATATTTCATCCTAAAAGCATAGAAAAAACTGAGGAAGATGGATTGATAACCCTTTATGATGTTGAAGCTGCTGCGAACTTGAAATCTCTGTTCGATAATAAAGACCAGAATATTCTTGGACAAATCAATATTCCAAATATCCCAAAATGCGATGGAGCTGTTTATGTCAAAGGAGATTCCATGTATCCATTACTTAAATCTGGTGACATCGTAGCATATAAGGAGGTACCTTTAGAAATGAGTCATATTTTCTTTGGAGAAATGTACCTTGTGTCAATAGATCTGGATGGAGATGAATACTTAACTGTAAAATACGTCCAGCATTCAGAAAAAGGTGAAGACTGGATAAAACTGGTAAGTTACAATCAAAACCATCAACCAAAAGATTTTCCATTGTCTTCTGTGAGAGCTATGGCCTTAGTAAAATTGAGTATTAGAATGAACACAATGAAATAATATGGGACTTTATTTTAGGAAAAGGGTAAAGATTCTTCCTGGAGTGCATTTAAACATAAGCAAAACAGGAACAAGTTGGTCTGTAGGTCCGCGTGGAGCTTCTGTGAATGTGGGCAAGAAAGGAGTGTATGTGAATACTGGGATACCTGGAACAGGTATATATTCTAGGACTAAAATATCAGGAAATAAGAATTCGTATTCATCCAAGTGCGAAAAAAGCAACGAGATAATCAATAAAAATCCATTGAGATTTATCCTGATATTTTTGTTCTTTTGGGCTTCAATAATGATTCCTTTACTCACAAACGCATCATGGATATGGTTTCCTATACTTGCGGTTATTGGAATTTGCTGTGCTTTTATACCTGACAAAAAAGTAGAAGAAAGCAACAAAATCAAAAACGAGGATAAAATAGAAACGGTTATAAATACAGGTCTCAATGATTATACAGGATTTTCTTTCGAAGATGAAAATGCAGGTATTAAAGATAAATTGACAACAGAAAAAAACAGTCTATATAAAGAAACAAACGACATCAAAACTTTTGATTCAAGTCTACTAGACCCATTATTTGAAGAGTCTGCCCGTTTAATAGTGAATATGCAACAAGGAAGCACTTCGCTTATTCAACGAAAATTTGCGATAGGATATAATAGGGCAGGAAGAATTATGGATCAACTTGAGCAAGCTGGTATAATTGGTGCTGCAAATGGCTCAAGACCTCGTGAGGTATTTTGTAAGGATGATACAGAGTTAACAGAAAAGTTACAAAATCTAAACAATGAAATGTTCCAAGATACAACGGAAGAAATTTATATGGATACGTATTCAGATGATTACGAAAAAAGTTCAAGGCTTATTAGAATTGGGATAGATTTAGAAAAAGAGGGTATGATTGATGAAGCCATAAAAATATATGAAAAATCAATTATCCCCAAATTACCGATGAACCATCCATACGAACGGCTTGCAATTCTTTATCGGAAAAAGAAAGATTATGAGAATGAAATTAGAGTCATAAAAATTGTAATCGAGGTATTTATGAAGGAGAACGAAATACGAGCCAAGAGAACAATTGACGAAGATAATTCTATGTATAATCAAGTAATGCAAGCACTCGAAACAAATGAAAGTATCAAATATGAAGATGGGAAATGGGCTTTTGTTCAATATGATGTAATGAGCTACATTACGCGTTTAGAAAAAGCAAAGAAATTACTTGAAAAATCAAAAACAAACAATCCATGAAGAAGTTACCATTGCTCATACTGGCCATATCATTGTTTGGCTGCGGAGAGAACAAGCCATCCCAGGAACAAAAGGACAAAGCTGACAGATACGTCCAGAGTCTCGTGGATGCCGATATAGGAATCTACAAAGGCGAACTGACAGATGCGAACTTTCTCATCCTTGCAGTTGATGCTTATTCTGGAGCAAACTTTGATGCTTATGCACGTACATACTTGGAAGAGGCACAAAGGAAAGGACTGGAAATAAAAGGGGTCTACATCGTGGACATCAAGGACTGCCAGTTTGGCGATGGATGGGTATCCGGTGACAGGATAGGAAAAGCCTTTAAATAG